GTGCAAGCGTAGGCCCTAGGTTTTTGCACGGACATATAAACAGCCCCATAAAAAATTACAAAGCTCAAGGGTTTCTACAAACAAGACTTGACATTTGCAGACTAGCACTATAAGCCTATTTCTATCTTATATATATGTTGTATTTATGTATGGTATAGGTTTTGCAATATTGCAAGAGGTGTTTTGCAGATTTGCAAAAGGGTTTTATAACAGATGTCTAAAGAATTAACAGAGAAACAAGAATTAGATGCAGAGATTAAAGCTGCTATACTTGATGTTGCTAGGGACAAGGAGATGCTCAAGGTCAAGAGTCTGTCTAGGCACAATCCCGAAAGGGTAGCTAAGGTACTGTATTTGTCGGCTATAGGGGTATCGCAAACAAGTATAGTACGCAAGTACGATGTACCAAGGGCGGTGGTTATAAGTATAATGGTAGACTACGCAGACTACAGGGACAAGTTCAGGGAACTAGGTGGCAAGCTATCTGCCCGATCCTATGTAAATCTAGAAAGCCTGGAAGAAGATGTAATTCAATCAGTCCGAGAAAGAATACAAACAGGTGAGTACGAACCATCGCCCAAGGACATCAAAGAAATAAGTATAGCTAAGTCTAACTCCGCTAGGCAGGCACTAACGGCTAGAGGTGAAGCATCTCAAATAACAGAAAGCCGCAATGTAGTAACCCAAGAGGACTACAATGATACAATTAAGGCTGCTGAGGAACGCATTAAACAAATTAAAGAAGGAGAAGTTATAGATGCCTAGAATGGAAGAACACGAAGAAGAAGCTTTTGATCAAGCTAAAGCTATTATATCTGAGCATTTCCCTAATTGGGCTATAGTTGTTATAGATGAAGAAAATTCGCTTACCTATGATTACACTAATTACTACATTGGTAAAACATTATTTAGGGAAGCTATATCTGAAATGAACAAAGACGACTTAGACATAATCTGGGACGATGAAGAAGCTGAAGTAGAAGACGAAGAAGATGGAACTTAGTTTTACGAAGCACCCTATTATCAAACCTCCTACTGATGAACAGATTGTTCTTCTAGGCAAGAATGATCCTAAGTTATTAGAAGAGCTTCACAGGGTGCACGAAGGCAGAATAGATGCTAGCACCAATGATCCGTTGAATCACGGATTTAATTTAGATGGTTGGACTAGAATGCACGAAGGTTTATCTAAGTACAATGAATGCTTAGTTCTAGGGGGTAATAGAAGTGGCAAGACTACAGGGTGTGCAAAGATGATTATGCAGGCGGTTACTGAATCTATGGATGGTCATCTAGTATGTTTTAGTCAGAACGCAGATACATCGGTTAAGGTTCAGCAGGCAGCTATATGGGAGATGATGCCTAGAGAGTTCAGAAGAAAGACCAAGAGCATAGAAGGTTACATTAATTTTTCTATGCAGAACGGATTCACGGGTTCTTCGTTTATTTTCCCGGATACTAGGACTAGGGTAGACTTCAAGACTTACACGCAGTACACTAACAACCAAACTATATTAGAAGGTTTTGAATTTGGATTCAAAAAATCTAAAGGATTAAACATGGGAGCTTGGCTCGATGAGTACCTCGGAGATTCGGCTTTAGTAAATACATTAAGATTTCGTCTTGCTACTAGAGACTCTAAGTTAGTTATAGGGTTCACGCCTATTGATGGGTACACGCCATTTATTAGCGAGTATCTAAAAGGAGCAGAAACACTAGAGACAAAGCAAGCAGAATTATTAGATAAGTCATTACCAGTTAAACAATATAGTTCAGAGAGAGATGCAAGCATAGTTTACCTTCATTCTGACGAAAATCCTTTTGGTGGATATGAGCGTATTGCTAAAGACCTTCGTGGCAGACCTGAAGAAGAGATTATGGTTAGAGCATACGGTGTGCCGGTTAAGTCAATGACAAGTCTGTTACCATTATTTAATACTGAAGTAAATGTACTATCTAAAACAAAAAACAAATACGGAAAGCAATTTCCAGATATATCCAATAAGCAAAGATACAGTTGTTATCAAGTGGTCGATCCTGCCGGAGCTAGAAACTATGTATCAATCTGGGCAGGAGTGGATAAAGAAGGTAAAATTTTTATACGGAGAGAGTGGCCCGACAGAGATACATATGGGGAATGGGCAATTTACGGTGATCCGAAGTGGAAGTACGGACCAGCTGCTAAAAAGCTTGGACTCAATGTCCGAGGATACGTAGAGCTCTTTGAAGAGATAGAAGAAGATCTAGGTATAGAAGTTATAGAACGCATAGGAGACTCTAGATACTTTGCTAGAGAGAACGAAAACAATGACGATTTGTTTACTACGTTCTATGACTACGGTATGCACTTTGTGCCTTCAGACGGAAGGACAGAAGAGATAGGTATATCTGCCTTAGACGATTGGTTCAGCTATAACCCTAATGTAGAGATAGATTCTGCTAATGAACCTATGTGCTATATACACTCGGATTGCAAAAATTTAATAGACAGTTTAATTAACTACAATTCAAAAGGAAAATCTGATGAAGCCCTCAAGGATTTCTTTGATTTAATAAGGTACTTCAGAATGGCTAACGCTGGTGAAGGACCCGATCATATAGATTCAAGGGAGCTTACAACTACAACTAACACAAAAGGAGGATACTAATATGCCAAAAAGAAAATTAACTGCACTAGCAGAAGAATACGGTATATCTTTTGAAGATGCTCAAGACTTAGCTTTTGAAAAATTTGATGAAGATATGATAACAGGAAGAGGTAAAAACACTTGGATTGACCAAAGAGGTCAAGCTATGTTTGATGACCTTGTTCCTATTGATATAATCTACAGAGGACGTGTACTATCTGAAGCACCTAATCCTAGTTATGTAATTTGTTACATAAAAGAATTAACCGCAAAAGTACCTGTACGCATACCCCTAAGACACAAGGGAATGCTCAATAATAAAATAATTCACATACAAGCAGACAATACGGGGAACGCTCCAAAGTACAATTGGATACCCACAAAAATAAGAACTTAATTTATGGATAACGAAAACATATCGGAATCACTAACTTATGTGGCTAAGTCGCCAGATATTAACACTCTTCGTTATGCCTACGATCAAACGGTAACTGAGTTAGAGGCATACTTTGATTTATGCAGATGCAGTTACGATGACAGGCGTAATTGGTGGGCAGGCAAAAGCCGTGATCACAGAAAACACGGTTCAGATGCTTTTCCTTGGGAAGGTGCAGCCGATATGGAAGCTCACACTATTGATGAGCGTATTACCAGATTAGTATCTTTGTTTATGTCTAGTCTTAATCGTGCTAATGTAAGAGCTTTTCCAGTAGAAGCTAGTGACATGGCAAGATCAAAAGTTGTATCTAGTTTTTTAAAGTGGATGGTAACATCGGGTTACATTCCTAGATTCCAAAGAGAAATGGAACTCGGAGCTAACTATTTGTTAGAGCGAGGGATATTGATGACTTACGTAGGTTGGCACAGAGAAGATCGTAGATTCCTGCAGTTGCTTAGTTTAGAACAGATTTCTGAAATGTCTCCGGAAATTGCTGATTTAATTATGTCGGGTGAAGCTGATGATCAATTGGTAAGCACACTGCAAACAGTTTTCGAAGGAGTAAGCGACAAGAGGGCGAAGAAAGCTATTAAAGAACTTCGTAAAAAAGGATCTACTGAGTTACCTATAGTTCGCAGGCAGATTGATGCACCTGAAGTTAAAACACTTGCACCAGATGGAGATTTCTTTTTTCCTCCGTATGTAACCGATCCTCAGAGAGCACCGTATTGTTTTTGGAAAACTTACTACACAGCTCAAGAGCTTGAAAACAAAGTTATTACTGATGGATGGGATGAAGATTTTGTGCAATTCGTAATTGAACGCTACAGAGGTGTAAATATTGATAGTATTGAGCGTGAACAAGAAGGACGCAGAAGTACATCATTAACAGACAACGCTTACGAAGCCAATGAATTAATCGAGATAGTATACGGATACCAACGTTTAATTGACCGTGAAGACGGATCAGAGGGGATTTACTGCACGGTATTTCACAAGGAGTTTTCAGGCAACGATCTAGCTCCTGGATTTGCTAAGTTTGAATTACTTAATGGATACGAAGACTACCCTGTAGTAGTAACTAAACTTTCAGAAGATAGTAAACGGTTGTACGATACTCAAACTATACCTGATATTCTTCGTGGTATACAGAATCAAGTAAAGGTAGAGCGTGATTCCAGAATAGACAGAAACTCTTTGGCTACATTGCCACCGATTTTGCACCCCGTTGGACAAGCTCCGACTGATTGGGGGCCTGGCAGAATGATTCCATATCGCAGGAAGGGAGATTTGGACTTTGCTCCTACACCTCCACCACCTGTAGGTTCTATCGAGATAGAACAAACAATGGAAGCTCAAGCTGACAGACTTTGTGGATTAGATGAAACATCTAACATAAGTCAGATTCGCAAGCAATTCCTTGTTGATAAGTTTCTTCAGCACGGGGCAGAAGTTATGCGTATGGCTTACAAGTGCTTTCAAAGATTCGGTCCAGACTCTGTATTCTTTAGAGTAACAGGAGTACCTGATGCACAGGAGTTCACTAAAGGCGACCCCGATGAAAACTTTGATATCTTAATAAACTACGATGTATTAAATACAGACCAAGAAACAATGGCTAGTAAGTTGCAACAATTAGTTTCGCTTACATCACTAGACAGAAGTGGTCGTATTAATATGGATAGCTTATTAGATGTAGTTGCAAATTCTATTGATCCTGTATTGGCTGATAGCATTCTACAACCTGCAGAAGTTGCACAGCAGCAAATGGTAAAAGATGTAACGGATGACTTGACAAAAATATTCGCTGGTATTGAAATGCCTGCTCGACCAAATGGTGCACAAGTTGCATTACAAGTTATTCAACAGTATACCCAACAAGAAGACATAGCAGGTAGACTCCAACAGGATGAAGCTTTTGCTGGACGAATGGAAAAGTACGCTGGTCAATATACCTTCATGATGCAACAAGCACAGAATGCACAAATTGGTAGAATAGGAACAAATCCTGCCCAAATGGGAGGAATGCAAACGCAATCTTTATGAGTATAGCTAAATTAGAAGAAGACTTACAAGTATTATCAACGCATGAATCCTTCGCTAGATTCATCGAAACAGTTTATTCATTAAGAGAAGAAGCAATAGCTTCTATGTTTGAGTCAGACAAAGATCAAGTGCAACAAATTTCGGGCACTATATTGGCGTATGATCAACTGCTTAAAATGACAAATTGGAGCTCTCTTCAAACAAAGCATATAGGTCGATTACATAACGACTTGTAGGCAATTGTATAATACCTTTATCGCTAACGCTTCAGCGTCAAGAAGTGGAAACAATTATGTCCGAAGAAATCACAACGGAAAACGCCCAAGCCGTAACCCAAGAGGCGAGACAGTCAAATATTACAGCGTCAGACTTTGTTCAAAGACGCTTAGGTGCATCAGATCAGCAGGAAACTCCTGAAGAAACTGAAGCACCAGTTGTTGAGGAATCAACCGAAGAGGTAGAAAAACCTGTTGAAGAGAGTACAACAGAAGTAGCTACATCCGAAGAAGAATCCTCAGATGTTCCTTCACAGTTGAATTTGGATGAAATGTCCGAAGAAGAACTCCAAGAGTTATCCGAAAAACTTGGAAGCCGTGCTGTTGCTAGATTTGGTGAACTAACTGCAAAGCGTAAAGCCGCAGAAGAAAGACTACAAGTTCTAGAAGCAGAATTAAACAAACAAAACCCATTAGAAAGCACTCAAGATGTAGCTGATAATCCTTATTCTGATTTACTTAGTATTGAAGATTTACAAGGTAAAGCACAAGAAATAAATCAAGTTATTGAGTGGGCAGAGGATGTATTGTTTAACGCAGATGGTTACGGTCCACAAGATGAGGTTACAGAAGTTGAAGGCAAAGGTCTAACTAAAGCCGATGTAAGAAAAAGCTTACTGAACGCTAGAAAATCAAGAGATCGATTTTTACCTGCTCAATTAAAAACTGTACAAACAGTAGAGCAATCAAAGGTAATTAAAAAATCTTTTGAAGATCAAGCCAAACAAGAACTGTCTTGGATGCAGGGAGAAGATAATGATACGAGAGTACGGTACGAAGCAATGATTTCGGACCCTCGTTTCAAACAACTAGAAACAAATGTAGATCCTGAAGTTGGTGCTCAACTGAACTATATTATTGCTCACGCAGCTAATAGTATGTACGGTAGACAAGCAGTCAAGAACAGTCCTACATCACCTAAGTTGAATCCTCCAAGCACAGGTGCTTCTTCAGCGTCTCAATCAGAGAAAACTATAGGAAAATCTGTAAAAGCCTTAAAACAGGTAAGTCAGCAATTTAAAAACACAGGAACAAAAGGTGATTTCATCACTCTCAGAACCCTTCAATTATCAAAACAATAACAACATAAATATACAAAATTATGTCCTTTTCAGATACATTCGATCCGGCTAAAGCCGTTCTTACGGGGCCTGGTTCTGCTGTTTCCAATCGTGAAGACTTGACAGATGTCATGACAATTCTTGCACCTGAAGAAACACCAGTACTTTCTTCTGCTTCAAAGCAGAAAGCCTCTTCCACTTTCGTAGAGTGGACAGTTGACACCTTGGCAAGTCCAAGCACATCAGGAGTCTCAGAGGGTGCAGATGTTACTGCATTCACTGATAAATTCGCTAGTCGTGCTCGCCTAGGTAACTTCACACAAAAATTCCGTAGAGACTACATGGTTTCTGACCTCCAAGAGGCAGTTGACTCAGTAGGACCTGCTAAAGTTGCACAAGCTGAAGCTAAAGCAATTCGTGAGTTAAAGCGTGACATCGAAGCTACATTATGCTCAGCTAATCAGCGTAGTGCAGAAAACGGTGCAGGCACTCCTTATGCTTTGCGTGGTTTAGGTCAATGGTTATCAGGAGCTGCTGACGCAGATGTCCCTGCTAATTTCCGTACACCTGGATCTAGCATCTACACAACTGCTGAAGCTAACAATACCGCATTCACAGAGTCCGCTCTTAATGACATTATCTCAAGCATCTATCGTGAAACTGGTTCAACCAACAGCTTAACGCTTGTTGCTGACACAGGTTTACGCAGAGTTATCTCTGACTTTGCTCGTTTTGGTGCAGCAGGTACAGCCGCTTCTGAAGCAGGTGTTCGCTCTGTTAATTATGATGGCAACAGTGCTCAGATTAAATTATCAGTAGAGCTATACCAATCAGATCACGGTATCGTTTCAATAGTAAACGGTAATCCTGATTGTATGCCTAACTTCGGTGGTAATACTTCTGACAGTTCTGGTTACTTAGTTAACCCTGAGTACTACGGTATTCATGAGTTAATCCCAATGGGCTCAACCCGTCTACCTAACTTAGGTGGTGGTGAGCGTGGCTTCGTTGATTGTGCACTTACATTAGGTATGTACCAACCACAAGCTCATGGTTTAATCCAAGACGTAACTTAATCATTAACCAAGGAGATATAACATTATGTCAAAATTAACCGTAAACGAATCCGTGGGAGATTTTACTCACGTTCTTACATTATCAGCAGCGGACATTGTTGCAGCATCTACTAACCAAACTATCTGGGGTTCTATTCCAGCTGGTGGTGCAGTTGACGTTGCTTTCGCTGTTGAATCAGTAGCTCTTGTTGGAGCTAGTGACATCACATTAGAAGTCGGAACTGGAACTGACGATGATACTCTTATCGACAGCTTCGATATTGACGCTAATGCTGGTGCAACTCTGTACAACACTGGAACAGATTTCATTCAAAGTGCTGGAAACACTACATCTAAAGCTGGAGCTGATCCAGTTGCCGGATCTGGTGGTGCAGCTGCTACGAATCTTATCTACAAGTTCGGTGGAACAGTAGCTAACTTAACAGCTGGAGAAGTTATTATTGGAGTTCGTGTATTCGACCCAATGCGTTTCTCACAAGCTTAACAATTCAAATTTGGTTGGGGGCGAAAGCCCCCTGCCTTTTTTTAATTTAAAACTACTTAAAATATAATGACAAATATTATTACTGAGCTACCTAGAAGCTTTACTGATGGAGAGTTAGACGCAGCCTTCTTGGCTGAAATTAAAAGTGGTTTCAAATTAGAAAAAGAAACTGAGCACTTACGTGTTGACCAGGCAAAAAAAGAAGCAAATCAAATGAAAGGCAAGTGCCACCCTACTTTAGGTAGACCTATAGCAACTATGCCTGCTCGTGAGTTCTTTAGGTTAACTAACAAGTATGGTCACAAAGAAGTGCATTCTAAAGAATTTTTAAAGTATTTTCAAAAAAACTTTTCAGAACTAAGTCCAAATAAAATATAATGCAGAACAGAACATATAGCGATTTACTAGCATTAATACAATCACTAGCAGGCGTAAGTGCCTTTACAACTGAGGAAAAACCTCAAGTACTAAACTTTGTTAATCGTAGAGCTTTTGAGGCTTATAACACTAGTCCTATATGGCCCCGTTATTTAGTAGCATCCCAAGGTAGAGATATAAATTCATATACTTTATCTGGATCAACAGGAACTACTACTGTTAATCAAAATTACAAACTAATAGGATCAACTAATAGCGAAACAGCAGCTGTAAAAGCAAGTACAAATTTGTACCAAGGTGTAACTACAGATACTATAATTATTTACAAGAACTCAGAGAACGCTTGGGTTGTAGATAGTGGAGGTTCGTTTGCCCCGGATTCAGATGCAGACTACACAGTTACAGTAGGTTCAGCTGTATTTACAGAAACAGATACAAATAAAAAAGACTTACTTGAACTAGTAGAAGTTTGGTCAGGTTCAGGAACATTACTTGTAGAACGAAAGAACCTTGTGCCTTACACAGAGGGAACAAGTACAATTGGTGAGTTCATAAGGATTCATAGAAAACAAGCATTTTTAAATTCATCCTCATTAGAGTACGATTTCTTTACAGATTTTACAGGAGCTAATTTATTAAATATTATTTCTAGTACAGATAACAAAGCTTATGTTACTTATAAAAAGAAACTAGACTTGTTTACTGAATTATCAGAGGATATTCCTTCTGAATTTTTTTACTTTATGGCTCACGCATCTTATGCAGATTTCTTACGCATGGATGGTCAGCACGGAAAAGCTATAGCTGAAGAAGAAGTAGCTAAAAATTATTTAGATCTAGAACTAGAAAAAATAGATTTAAGATCTAATAACAACTCAATTAATCACAAATTTTCAACCTATGTCAACCGTCAAAGTCGTTGACCAATAGTATACAATAATCCATATTATGAACTCAAAAGTAGCAAATTTATATCCTAAACCTACACCTGGTGTAGCTTCTATGGAAAAGCTTACTGTTTCTTCTTTAGCAATACAATTTGCCAATAGAGATAGCTACAGTAACTTAACCAAATATATAGTCGTAGATGTACAAGGTGCAGACGCATTTGTTAATTACACAAATGGTCAGGAAGCTCCTAGTGCAAATGCAGGTCACCGTTTATACGCAGGTCGTAGCTACACATGGGATAAGGAAACCGCAAGAGCAGCTAAATTTATTAGAGTCAGCGTTGATTCTACATTAATGGCTTCAGAATTTACCGACTAGTATGCCCAATTATAACAAATTGGCATCCGTTGAGAATGTTCTCAAAGGTGATCTAGCGGCAGCTTGGAGTGCACTTGATGGGCAACCATCAAACTATACTGATCTAGGTATAGCTCGGAGATTCGGTGGCTCTGCTGCAGCTTACTCATTGCGAGACATTGGTGCAATGAATGGTAGGGTTGTAAAAGTCCGTAGGGACTTAGCCGGAGAAGAAGCGGACCCCGAAGAAGATTTTTCCGCAAGCCAAGTACAGAGCGGTTCATTAGAGAACTGGGTCAATGGTAAGCTAGAGAATGCACTACCAACAGATGTAAATTATGTATTAGGGCTAGAGGATGCTAGGTACTTTAACGGAACTAACAGCGGTGTTGTCACTGATTATGGATTGGGTGGTTTAATAACTGCAACCGGAAGTATAGAAACTAGTTTTGCTATTTATACAAAGAATACAGCCATTGTATCGTTTGAGGATAATAGTGATACAAATGACAATATGACACTGCAAACCGATTCTAGTGGTGTACTTACAATTATACATAGAACAAATGGCTCAACAAATATTTTAGCTAAACATACACAAGTTCTTGATGATGGAAAACTGCATACAGTTCGTTGGAATATGACAGCTTCGGGAAGCCAAGTTATACTTGATGGAAATGATATAACCTCTGCTATGACTTTTACCACTGGCTCTGTCGGTACAGTTAAGTGGGTTAGTGATTTAAATTCACCAGATGTTTTATCTATAGGATACAGAGCGGAATCTGTTCCAGATGGTTTTACAACTGGAGTAGTTGTTAACACTAAAATTTTTGGAACAGATATTAATACACCCCTAGCTAATTATTTAGGATATGGGGCAACTCCTTGGGTTGATACAATAGGTTCTTTAGATGGAACTGAAAGTAACATTACTCAAACTTGGAGTCAAGTAGTAGGAGCAGCAGCTGCTTATAGTCTTCGTAAAGTAAGGGCATCTTATGCTAGTAATGCAGTTCGTATTCGTAGAAGCTCGGATGATATTGAGGTAGATGTAGCCTTTGATTCAGATGACAAAGTAAGTACTAGCTCTGATATATCTGTATTGAGTGGAATTACA